TCGAGTTGAAAGCTGTTCCTTATACTATATACATCGGTTAATATGGCAATGTTTGGCAGCTCCAGAGATGTGAGCTTAATAAGAGGATTAAATAGAGAGTTGATGGGTAATATCATTACCCAACAAGCATCTTTCTACAAATATAAGCTTGAAGAAACTAGAACAAATATCTATGGTGAAGCCGCTGGAAACAAATATTTTGATGGTCCTTTTATCTTTAATTGTTTAATTAATAGAGGAGATCAAGAATTTCCTGAAAGTGGAGAAGGTATTGGGTTTAACCAACCTATTACCTTTGCATTTTTAAGAGTTGATTTAGTAGATGCTAATTACGTAGCTGAGGTAGGAGATATTATCTTATACCAAGAGGGATACTATGAAGTAGATGGGATTGTAAGTAATCAATATTTTGTAGGTAAAAACCCAGACTACCCAAACAACACTAATCCATTAAATCCAGGGTTAGAAAAGTTTGGAGCTAACCATTCTATTGTTTGTTCAACTCATTACGTTCCTTCGGATAAGTATAATCTTAGTCCGTACAAAGAAAGATTCTAATTATGGCAGATAAACCTTTAACTAGATCACAAGCATACGAAAGAGCATTTAATAATGCTAATGGAAGATATCCTGCTGTCCCTAATGCCCCTACATCTAAAAGAAATTTTAAACCAAGACCTGAATCACAAGAAGAAATTTCTAGAGGTAAACAAGAACCTTATGAATTAGCAAATTTGACAAACCCTAATGAGGCGGCAAATGCTAATCAAAAAGCAACAAATATAGACTTTAATAGGTCTACTAAAATCTCATCTAAAGGAGATAAATCAAAATCCTTTTCAATTGGTATTCAAGATTTAGATGAAGCAGTGTTTTATTATTTTAATAACGTAATTAAACCATTTGTATACCAAAATAACCAACGAACACAAGTCCCAGTAATATATGCTTCACCTGAAAGATGGAAATCATATCAAAAAGATGGATACTATAGAGATAAAGGAGGTAAAATTATGTTACCTATTATTTATTTATCTCGTAATTCTATAACTAAAGATAGAAGTGTAACAGCTAAGGTTGATTCAAACTCTCCACATTTATATGCCAATTTAAAACAAGGATATAACAGTGCAAATGGGTATTCTAATTTTAATGTATTAAACAATAGAAAACCAGTAATACAATCTCAAGCAGTAGTAGTACCGGATTTTGTAACATTAGAATATAGCTGTAATATTCAAACTTACTATATGGAGCAACTTAATAAAATTATTGAAGCAGTAGAATATGCTTCTGATTCATATTGGGGTGATCCTGAACGTTTTAAATTTAGAGCATTTATTGATACAATCAACACCTCAACCGAATTAACTGTAGGTCAAGAAAGACTTGTTAAAGGTAGCTTTGATTTAAGATTAAGAGGTCATATCATACCTGAGACACTTCAAAAAGACTTAAATGCTACTAGAAGATTTAATTCTAAAGCTAAAATATCAATTGGCACTGAAGTAGTTACAAACCTTAATGATTTAAATACATAATTATATATTTATTACTATAAATTAATTTAAAAATGGATAAAAAAGTTTTAACAAAAGAAGAGTTAGATACTCTTAAAGGGTTTCAAGATCAAGAAAATAATATAGTTTTTAGTTTTGGTCAAATTGAATATCAAATCGCTGGTTTAGAAACGCAAAAAGACAATTTAATCGAGGCTAAACAAGCATTTGAGCAAAAAAGAATAGAATTTGCTAAAGTTCTAACCGAGAAATATGGAGATGGAAACATCAATTTAGAAAATGGGGAAATATCACCCACTTCTTAATTTTTCGAAAAGCTCTTTAGTATTTATAACAAAATACAATACTAAATACATCATCCCAAAATGGCAGAAACATTAATATCACCAGGCGTATTAGCAAGAGAAAATGATCAATCATTTATCACTTCTCAACCCGTAACAGTCGGAGCAGCTATTATTGGACCTACCGTAAAAGGCCCTGTTGAAATCCCAACTGTAGTTACTTCATATAGTGATTTTACCAGTCGATTTGGTTCTACCCTTCAAAGTGGGAGCCAAACATATAGTTATTTAACCTCAGTATCAGTAAATAACTACTTCCAAAATGGAGGAGAAAGTTTACTAGTCACTAGAGTTACATCAGGATCATTTGAACCCGCTGTAAACAGTCCAGTATTATGTAATGTAGAGCCTGATTCAAAAGATGGTCCTTTTGTATTAGAAACATTATCTGAGGGAGAAATGATGAATAACTTACCTAATACTTACGTATTAGATGGTTATGTTTCAGCTTCATATATTGAAAGTTTCGCTGAAATCCTACCAAACGGTGCTTTGGCTTCAGGATCTAGTGATAACATTCGTTGGGAAATTCCAACAGTTAATACTGAAAGTGGAACATTTAGTTTATTGATCCGTAGAGGTGACGATAATGGTAGAGAAAAAGTAATTTTAGAAACTTACCAAAATTTAAGTTTAGACCCAAATTCATCTAATTATATTGAATCTGTAATTGGTAACTCTACTAAAAATATCCAAACAGATGGATCAGAATCTTACATTCAAAGTAGTGGTACTTATAGTAATAAATCACGTTACGTAAGAGTAAAACAAGTAAATTATCCAACACCCGACTATTTTGACAACGCAGGAGCTGTAAAATCTGAATATACTGCTTCTTTACCAGTTGTTCAATCTGGTTCATTCTATGGTGGTCAAGGTAAATTATTCTATGGTGGTGGAGCTGCATTTAATGAAAATATTATCTCAAACGATAATGTACAAGGAATACAAGCATCAGATTACAACACCGCTATTGCATTATTAGGAAATAAAGATGAATATCGCTTTAATGTAATTACTGCTCCTGGTCTAACAGCTCAAGATTCTACTTTACAAGTTACTCGTTTAGTTAACTTAGCAATTGCTAGAACTGATTGTTTAGCTGTAATAGATTTAGTACGTTATGGAGCTCAAACAGCAACAGTAACTGAAAAAGGTACTTTATACAATTCAAGTTATGCTGCTACTTATTGGCCATGGGCTCAAGTAATTGACCCAGGAACAGGTAAGTTAATTTGGTCACCTGCTTCCGCGTTAATTCCTGGAGTATATGCGTTTACTGACGCGTCAAGTGATTCTTGGTTCGCACCCGCTGGCTTAACTAGAGGTGGCTTAGATAGCGTAGTTCAAGTAGAAAGAAAATTACCAACAGGTACTAGAGATACATTATACGAAGCTAATATTAACCCATTAGCTACATTCCCACAAGCTGGAGTTGTAGTATTTGGACAAAAGACACTACAGAAAAAATCAAGTTCTTTAGATCGTATTAATGTTCGTAGATTGTTAATTTCACTTAAGAGTTATATTTCTCAAATTGCAGACACATTAGTATTTGAACAAAATACTATTGCTACAAGAAATAGTTTCTTAACACAAGTTAACCCATATCTAGAATCGGTACAACAACGTCAAGGATTGTATTCTTTCAAAGTAGTAATGGATGATACTAATAATACAGCAGATGTAGTAGATAGAAATGAACTAATTGGTCAAATTTATCTCCAACCAACACGTACAGCTGAGTTTATTATTTTAGATTTCAACGTATTACCAACTGGAGCTACATTTCCTGTATAAAAATATAAGAAAAAAATATTTATAATAAAATAAATACACAAAATGGCAATATTAGATACTAACGAAATGTTCTTCACAGCATTTGAACCTAAACAACAAAATAGGTTTGTGATGTATATGGATGGTTTCCCTTCTTATATCGTTAAAGGTGTTAGTGGTATCTCAGTTTCACAGGAAACTGTAGAATTAAACCACATCAACCTTAAAAGATATGTAAAAGGAAAAACAACATGGGGAACTATTGATTTTACTTTACATGACCCAATCACCCCTTCAGGAGCACAAGCAGTAATGGAGTGGGTTCGTCTACACCATGAATCAGTAACTGGTAGAAACGGTTATTCTGATTTTTATAAAAAAGACCTAACTTTTAATGTATTAGGTCCTGTAGGTGATATTGTATCAGAATGGATTATCAAAGGTGCTTTGATTACTAGTGCTAATTTTGGCGAGTACAGCTACGATAACGAATCATCAGCACAATCAATTTCCATGACAGTACAACCAGATTATTGTGTATTAAACTTTTAAGATTACCCACCCTTATATTTCCTCCAAAAAGGAGCTTGGCTTTTGTCAGGCTCTTTTTTATATTGATATTTATTATAGAATAAAAAGTTATTATTAAATAAAGATTATGTCAGAATTTAAACTCCCTACCGAAACAGTAAGTTTACCATCTAAAGGATTATTATATCCTGAAAACAATCCTTTATCTAGCGGTAAGATTGAAATGAAGTATATGACTGCTAAGGAAGAAGATATTTTAACCAATCAATCTTATATAGCAGATGGGACAGTATTTGATAGACTATTTAAATCCTTAATAGTTTCAGATGTCAACTATGATGATTTATTAGTAGGTGACAAAAATGCTGTATTAGTAGCTGCTCGTATTTTAGGATATGGTAAAGATTATAAATTTACATTAGGGGGTGAAGAACATAGCATTGATCTATCTCAACTCCAAGATAAGGAGATTGATGAATCCATTTACACTAGAGGAGTAAATAAGTTTTCTTTCACACTCCCTTCATCATCTTCCACAGTAGTATTTAAAATACTAACTCATAAGGATGAAGAAAACATTCGCAAAGAAATAGAAAGTTATAAAAAAATCCACAAGGATGCCGCCCCTGAGGTAACAACTCGATTAAAACATACTATTATATCAGTAGATGGAAAGGAGGATAAAAAAGATATTAGGAATTTTGTTGAAAATTATCTTTTAGCTCGAGATGCTAGAGCATTAAGAGAATACGTTAGACAAATCCAACCAGACATAGATCTGACTTTTTTTCCCAACGGCAATGAAACTGGAGTCAATATCCCAATTGGGCTTACCTTTTTTTGGCCTAACACCTAAAATAATCCCTGAAGTAAGAAAACAATTATTTACCCAAATCCATGAAATAGTATTCCATGGTAAAGGAGGGTATGATTGGAATACAGTTTATAATATGCCTATCTGGTTAAGGAAATTTACCTTTTTCCAAATACAAGAACATTATAATAAAGAATCTAAAGCTATAGAATCTTCTAAGGGTAACAATAAACAACAAACTCTAATGGATTCTTTAGGTAATGTAAAAAACCCTACTTCAACCCCTAAAACAAGCTATAAATAAAAGTTGTATATTTTAATATTTATAACATATAACCCCATTTATGGCTGTTGATGATAATCTAAATAACGCTAATAAAGAAGCTAAAGAACTAAGAAAAGAAGTTGGTTTTTTAATTGATGCTTTTTCTTCCTTAGGAGCTACAATCCAAGGCTCAATATCTGATGCTTTAGATGATGCTCAAGGTCTTACTAGAGAAGGTCAGAAAATAACTAAAGCATATGGTAGGGATATAAGTTCTGGTCTTAAAAAAATAACCACTAGCTTAGATAAATCTTTTGAAATAACACAAAAGATTAAATCTGGTGCTGATGCTCAAGCTTTAATAGATAAAGAAAGAATTAGACAACAATCTTTA